CTGTACATCATCTAAAGTTTTGCCTGCATCATCAAGCATCTTGCTTCTATCGAGCAGTGGTTTAATGTAATCAACCCATTCATCTTCAGACAGCTTACTAACTCTTTGCATATCGTGGTGTTGTGGCAACAACCAATCTTCATTCTTGCTTATACTGCCACCTGACTCATTAAACTTTGCTCGCATATTCTCAGTTACTGCTCGCCAATCTTTTGCAATTTGCATTATTTTGGGGTCGCCTACATCTTCCCCATAAACCGCCCTAACAAATTTTTCAAGTCCATCTTTATCTTGTGTAATCCCAAATGTTTTGGTGCTAAACTTTTCTAATCCATTAGCCCACTCTGCAAGAAATCGTTTTGTGTAGACTTTTTGCATAAAATCCACATTTCCATACTTAGCCTTACCTGTTATATCTTTGCCCATCAAAGATGCTAATCCAGTACCAAGCCCATCAGGATGTGTTTCCATAGCGTCAATAGCATTGGATATGCGTATAGCATCTACAACCTTCTCCCTGCGCTCACGCGATAATTTGTCAGCAATATCCCTAATTACTTGCGCTTGGTCAGGTGCGTCAAGTATTTCATCAGCCATTTTCTGGCTAATCTTTTTTTCTTTAACAGCAACATTTATACAGTAATCAAAACTAGACACGCGAACACCTCATTATTGATTCAAGACCCTCAAGGTCATCGTCTATAGCTTTAACTATATCATCTACAGGTTTGAGAGTTACCGCTCCATCGTCAGCTAGTTCAATAGCTAACTTGTTTTCTAATGTATTGTAGATAGCTACTTCCTCATTGTATGCTTTATTAAACCCTGCTTCAGATAGTGCCGCATCTTGTAGCCCAGTAGTATTAGCTTTAGGCGCAGGCGGTTTAGCCTTTGGTATATATTCTTCTGGCTTAACTGTATAAGTTTCTATAGCTTCTCTCACAGCCTCATTGTTTTCGAGGATGCGTAAATCTTTTTCTATATTAGATTTAAACAAATCATTAAACACTGCTTCAGCATCGTCTGTTGCTTCTAATCTGTTTATTAGACTATCAACTTCTTTCGCGCTAGCACTATCAGAATCCAGCGCTTTTAACTTGTCTCTAAGCGATTGTATTGCGATTTGACGCGCTTCATCAATAGACTTGATAGCACCATTAGCAAAACCCGCAAACGCCTCTAACGCCAATTCTTCGGCTCTAAAGCCCTTTTGCAATCTTAGGTTTTCAGCTAACTTTTCAATAGTGTATACAGACTCAGTTGCAGGCTTGCTATTTTGCTGTACCCAGTCATCTAATTCTTTTTGTACTTTTGCATCGAGTTTAGGCACTTGACCTTGTTTAATGCGCTCTAGTTGTGATTGTGCCGCTAACGCTTCTGCATCTTTATTAATTTGTTGCTGTGTTCTTTTTATTAAAGGATTGTATTTGTCACGCAATGCTTTTCTTTCCGCATTTGCTTTAGCTTTTAACGCTTTTTTGTCTTTAGTTTTTTCAGCCGCTTTAGTTTCTTTAGCTAGTCGTTTTGATATTTTTTCTAAATCTAGCTCTAATCTTCTTTCAAGGCTACGCAATTCACCTTTTAAGTTTTTTCTTTCTTGCACTGTAAGCCTTTCGCCTGCTGTAGCAGTTAGTTTGCTAGTTTCTTTGTTATATAATTTAGCTCTAACAGTTTCAATGTTTTTAATTGTTGGTATGCTTGCGGCTTTACCCTCAATAATTGATGGTTGCCATGCCTTTGTAGTTGGAAACGGACCTTCACGAACACTCAAATATTTAGCAGAACGCTCTGCTGACCTTGCTAAGTAACCAGATACACCTTGCACCCCACCGCCTAACACACCTGCTGTAAGAGCTGTAAGACCTATTACACGCAAAGCATCATCTGTTGTATAAGGAGAGTCAATAGATTGCTTATAATTATATACTAAAGGCTGTATAGCTAACTCAGTAGCAAGCGAAACACCTGCCATATTTCTTGCGCCAACCATTGTTCTGCTTAATATGCTTAGACCTTTAGCTCCTGCACCAACACCACCAAACGGCAAAGTAGCTATGTTTAGTGGGTCTGCCATATATGACCCTGCCATGCCTAAAAATTGTGCAAAGCCATTACCGCGATCCATAACATCTTGGTTGCGCTCTCTGCGCTCTGTAAGCATTTTGTTACGCTCTTCGTATATTTCTCTGTTGCTTTTAACTAAACCAGTATTTTTTGCAAACCTATCGTAATCAAACGCGCCATGATTTTTTATATATGGCTTCAAATCCATGCCATCATTTTTTAATTTTTGTATTATATTTCTTCTTTCATAATATGCTTGATTGTTAAACATTGATGATATAGATCTTTCTTCATCACGCACAAAACCATATGAGGCTTGCATAGTTTCGAAAAAAGTAGGGTCGTCAGGTACGCTGTAGTCTAAAGGCTTTAGCCTTGACAGTTGCTCTCTGTAACCACTTTCTGATAATAAAGGCATATCAATCTCTATTTAATTAAAAACGTGATGTTCTTTGTCTTCTAACGTTCATTAACGCTTCAGCTCTTGCGGCTTGCTTTTCTGCATCTTGCTGTCTTTCTGGACTACTCATAATAGCAGTATTCAAAATATCTCTGTCTAGCTTTATAACTAAAGGCTCTCCTTCTGCATTTGTTAAAACGCGATCGCCATTCTGAATTTGATAACCACCTACTACCGCTTTTATTCTTGATGACTCTCCAAAAAAACTAAAAAACCCACCATCATCTCTGATAAGATCTAAATCTGCTTCTATTTGTTCGTCAGATTTGTTGCCTGCTATTTTTCTATACTCAGATTCTGACATCATATCAAAATATTTTTCAAACTCTTCTTCAGATACATTTGTTGGCAATAGTGTTTTGAAGCCTCGGATGTCTTCTACTTGACCTACAACATCTTTTATCGCAAGTTTAAAGTCATCAGCATTATATTTTTCATTTTGATTAACACTACCTGCATAGTAAGCAAATGACGCATCTATTAAAGAAAAAGCATCAGCATCTGATATTGTGTCCAGACCTACATATTCATAAAAGTCATCTGTTGCGTTACTTTTTTCTTCACCCAGTATTTTGTATTCTTGTCTTTTTAACCTTTCAAGCCCTACAAATATACCTTTTGTAACATCTTCGTTATCATTCGTAGCCGCCTGTGCATAAACTCCTTTTTTGCCTTTGAACAAATTCCATATACCTGACCTTTCGCCATACGTTCTAGCCAATATAGCTTTATCTTCAGATATAACAGTATCACTTTCAAAAAACGTAACAAGGGTATTTGCCTGATTTTTTGTAAAAATAGGAAAATTAGTTTGCCTGTTAAAATAATGCTGTGATGCCAATCCTGCAAACTTGTATAATTTATCTAACTCTTCTTGAGTAGGATTCAAAGGGTTAAACTGTTCAGCATCGAAACCCTCTAAGCTCACAACTTCTTGACTAATCGCATAGCTCATTGGGTCTTCAGCTAACGCCTTATCCATAGAGTTTTTTGCGTTTAGTAATTTACCATATAGCACTGCACCTTCTTGACCTTGCGCTTCTGTAGCTTTTAATATCTGCGATCTTTCTGTAAAAGACAGTTGCATATATTCATTTACATCAAAAGCATCTTGTAAATTTTCTGATTGCCCAGTGTCTTCTGCATAGCTTTCCATGTTCGTTTTAGTTTTTGCGTCTACAACTCTTCCTTGATTAAGTAACGCTACACCATTATCAAAATCTCTTTTTTCTTCAGCTTCTTTACTTTTATTTGCGTCTTTTTGAAGTTGTTGGCGTTTTCTCAAACGTAAAGTTTCTGCATCAATTACTTTATCCCACTCAGGTGGTGCGTACCCCTCAGGTGGTTCTTGATTTTTTAAATTTTCGAATGCACTTTCTGGGTTAGACTCAAACAACTCATCATTGGTCTTTCTAAGCGTTGCTTCTATTTGTGTTCTATACACCTTTTTTGCATCTTTTTTAGGATCATAATTAGGATCAATTTCAGACTGTGCGTTTATAGAATTATTTACAGAGGCAACTTCTGTTTCAACAGGTTTGTTATTTGCAATGTTAATTTCTATCTCATTAAGACCATTATTTATATTATCTGTATTTATTTGTGTAGCTTTTTTTATGTTATCTAGTCTTTTGCTTTCAGAAATAATATCTAGTTTGCTAAGTTTTCTTGCAGTTAAAGTAGTTCTTAAACCTGCGCGCAATTCATCTGGAGCGCCATCCAAAATACCTGAAATATACGCATCTGCATTAACCTCAAAGCCTTGCGGATCAAGTTTAAATTCTTTTTCTAGTTGTGAAAACTTAACCCGACTATCAACATCTCTTTGGCTATTCATTGTGCTAATTGCGGCACGATTAAATTGTGCATCCCCAAATCCGTAACCACTTCTTAACTCAACATCTGAATATGTAGCTTGTTGTGTGCTAGGGTCAACAACACGAGCTTCTTCTGCCGCTTTTATTCCTTCAGCAGTAGATTCTTGCTCACGCTTAGTTTTAACAACGTCACGAGTAATATCATAAACCTGCTTACCAAGACCTGCTAAAGCACGCATACGAGTTTCCCCTGACTTATCTACGCCAGTAGGAGTGAACTTACCATATCTTGTAATAGGTTTGATAGCCATTATTATACCTTGCTGTATTCATAGCCTGCTTTCATTAAACTAGATGCCGCACCAACTGTGCCTCCAAACTTAGCCGCCTCGCCTTGCCTTACTAACTGTGCTCGTTTTAGCTTTTCACTAAGAGCAATAGACGCTTCACTGTCACTTACTTTTCTGGCAGATTCTAAGGATACACTTTCAGGAGATGCGCCACTAATACCACTAGTAACCATAGCCATTTGATTAGCCGCAATAGTACTATTAAGTTCTTGTCGCCTAGCCAACTCTTCAGTCTGTGCGCGTAACCTTTCTTCTTCTGCCTGACGCTTTAAAGCAGACTCTTGCGCCTTGCCTGTTTGATATTGACCATAGGCTTGTAACCCGCCTGCAATGGCTAAAAATATAGGTAATGCCATAATAACCTCTAAGAACTAATCTCGTAATCTATTGCTAGTAAATGGAATGGTGTAGGGTCTGGCACTGTAATCTCTGGTACAACTTCTCTGCCCCAACCATTACCACCATTATTGTCTTCTATAACGCCTGTAGACGGCACTAAAGATGTATTTAGTGGACTACTACCTGAATCTCCAAACTCTCTTACAGGGACAGCTACGCCATCTATATTAACACCTGCTGAGTTTAATACGCGAAGATTCATTCTGTCTACACGCTTCAATGCCATCTGTGTTTGATCGCCACTAGCCATTATAGTGTTCAATGGCATAGGTTTAACAGTAGGCACAAAGTTACGTCCAATCTCTATAGTAGCATTAATCAATCGCTCTGCGTTAGTTAACTGTATTGTATTGGTATTTGCTACTAAGTATCGTGGTGGCAACACACTGTTACCTGCAACTAAATACTTAGGCTGTGAGTCGGAAAAATGCTCTGAAGTAGTTAAAAACTCAGGGTGATAATACCCACCAGACAAATTAGGCGCAAACTTAATGCTTGAATCTAATAAATGGTCAAATGTTAAACGCTCAACAGTATATTGTTTATGTGAAGAGCTTAAAGTGCCATTATCAACTAGAACGTGCATAATATTATTTACTGAAACACACTGAACATACTTGTCTGTTGTGCCTGCAAAACTAGCGCCATTGCCTTGTATATTACTTGCGTCTACAGCAGAACGCACTAAATTAAACTTAACAAACCCATTGATGTCTTGATCTCTTAGCGTGTTCAACACAACAGCAGAGCCGTCAGCGTTAATAACAAATACATAGTTAGCATCATTAGATGTAGTGCTTGTTACCGCATCCATATCCAAAGGAGCATTAATTAAATGTGATGACAGTACAGACATATCAACACTTCTAAAGCCCTCTTCTCTGTGATCAAACACAAACTGACGTATGCTTCTACCATTGCGATCTATGAACAATGTAGTCCCATCTAAAGCCAGTGTGGGTACGTTTTCACTAAAGCTACCATGTTGTGTTTGTTGCACAGCACCTAATGTAGCAGGGGTATTGCCTGTAATAGAAAACTCTGCGCCCTCAGTAAATACTGTAACTCCACGACCACCAGTAACGTCTACAATAGAGCTTTTAGCCCCATTCATAGTAAACAAAAAGCCTTCAGTATCTTCGCCCCTGTCTACTTTAAAATCTAAATAGTTGCCTGCTTCAGAAGCTAACAAAACTTGTGGCTTATCCCTTGTGCCACCTATCCATAATCTACCCTGTGCATATACACCTAAGTTTGGATAACCTCTTGTAGCACTCCATATATCTTCTTTAGTATCATTGCCTTGTGTATAATTTCCAAACGTTAATGCTTTTGTTGTGCCAGACGTAGGGAATCCTGTCATAATATGATATGAATTAGCTGAGTCACCTGACATAGTAACTGTATACTCATCAGTTCCAGTGCGAGCTACAGTAACCCCTGAATCACCAAATACAGGCATAGCTTGTAAGTTTTGTTGCATAGAGTTAGCAGTTGCAGTTTGCGAAGCTGTATCTGAATCACCATGATATACAATTTCTTTACTTAAAACGCCATCAAGTTCAAGCTGATATAAAAATCCTTCATCCATTTGTGAGGGAAAAGTTACGCTAACTACTGCGCTAGTTTCAGTTGGACTAAGGCTGTCATCAAAGTCATACTGAGGAATGTTAGCAAACGTAGGAGTATCGTAAATAAATAGACCATCGTTATTAAAGTTATATACTAAACGTTTAGGATCTACATTCTTGTTAAACAATAATAATACGTTTTCGTTAGCCGCCACACGATTAGGGTAGTTAGTCCCTAGACCATGATTTACATCTTGTAGGAATGTAGTTGTAGTGTCAGTTACGCGATATATTCTTAGGTTGTCACTAGTAAAAAATAGTAAAAAGCTGTTAGCCTTGTCTACTTCAAACTTATGCATTTTAAAGTTTGGCGTTACCGCAGTGGAGTCATGCTTAAACATATCTACTTCTTGTATAGATACTTTAGCAGTGCCTAAGTTATTTACACCACCAACACGCGCTATACGAAAGTATCGTCTAGCATACTGGTAATAAGAGTTTTGCTGTACAGGACCAACAACACTAGCACGTATGTTTTGCTCTACATTTGTAAGAATAGGTAGCTCATCTTCTGAAGTCCAATCACTACCATTTGTAGAGCTTTGTAAAAAAAACTTATCACCCTGAACATTTTCAGTTAGTTTAATGCCAGTGAAATCAACAAACATTATCTCTTTTGCAGAGGCTAAATCAAACGTAAGAACTACATAGGGGTTTTGTGTGCCTAAATTATTAGTAGTCAACAATACAGTAGACGTATTATTGTCCAACACATTTGCTACAGTGCCGCCTTCTGAGGCTGACAACATACCCGCAGTAAGTGTAAAAGGCTCTACAGCAGGTACAGTAGATATAAACTGACTGCCCATGCGTCTCTTAACGCCACCTTGAGGGGTAGTTACTACGTTAGTAGCAATCTCCATGCCTTTGTAGTATTGGTCTAAGTCAGTGCGACCCTTTATGACTTCAGATAACTCACCACTTACAAAGCTATTTTGTACGAAGTTACTCTTAGCCATCAGTACCTCACATCAAGGAATGGTCTGCTCTGTATAGGTGTTATAGGGTGTTGCTGTGAATCAGTGTAACGCGCCATGCGAGAGGCGTTAATGTACTCTTCTGCCATAATTTGTTTAGTAGTAGCGTTATCACGAATAGACATTGCGAAGTCTCTAGCAAGTGCATACTCAATCATTTTAGAAAAGTGTACAGGAAACACAGATTCAGAAACATTAGCAATATAGTCACAGTATAAGTCTCCGCTGTAATTAATATATACTTTGTTTTCTATAATTTGATAGGGCTGATTAGGGTTCAGCTTAATTAGTGTAAGTAGGTCAGATGGTAGAGTGTACTTATTGCTATACTCTGTGCCAATTATAGCTGTGGCTTCTTTTCCTAGCTGTGCTTTTTTTCTAGCAAAGCCCCATCTGTACTTGGTAAGTTCATTTTGTACGATATTGTCATACAAGTTATTAGCTACAACTTGTGCGCGTGAGTTACCAGTAAGTGATGTTATTGGCAAATCACCTATTAAAATTAATGCGTTAGATATTAATCCTATTTTACTAGCCATGATTTACCTTTATGTAGAAATAAAAAAGGGGGGCGAACCCCCCTTATATGGTGTTGCTTATCCGCCTGATACTGCTACGCCTGCACCAACATCAACTACTGTACCATTATTACTCTTTACATAAGTAAAAAGCTGTGATGCAGATGAGTGAGTGTCAGTGTCAATTAAAACAATAACATCACCTACAGCAAGTTCATCTGCCGCATTGTTGAAGTAGCCAGAAGCACCAGTAGTTCCTACTGCTTCAGTTGATGCGTAAACATACAACGCACGACCATTACCAGTGCCGCCACCAATTTTACATAAATTATCTCTTGAAAATGCCATGATTAATTACTCCTTACGCTGAGTGGTATTGTACTTTAACTACACCAGCAGTGTCGCGAACACACGCACCTGCTTTAAGCATACCAGTACACAAGTGTGAAGTACGCTCAGGAATGTAATCAATAGTGGTTTTCATGTCGATGCCAATAGCTAGACCAACAGCATCTTGAGAGAAGAAGAATGAATCAGCAGTGTTGCCAGATACACTCAATCCGCCTTCAGCGCGATCTTCAATGACAATAAAGTTAAAGCCCATAAATGAGTTTACATCACCATTCACAAGTGCTTTAACACTGTTGTAGTCAGAAGAAGTAAGTTCAGCGTCTTGCAACATATCTTCAAGACCTGCGGCATTGATAACGCCAAACAAAGCCGAATCACCTACGCCTTGCTTAACAAGTTCAACTTTCGCAGAAGCCAAAGTATCAACAGTAAGTGCGTCAGTGCTACCAGTACCGCCCTGTGCAGTTGTAGCTAAAGTAGCACCATTGAGTGAATCAATAACTAGTTGATCTAGTCTACGACCTAAAGCACCTGCAATAGTAGTTGCTAACTCTTGTTTCTCATCAAAGTTTACTTCTGCCGCATCAAATAGATCAGTGTACTCTGATGCGTGATAGTTAGAAAGAGTTGCAGTAACAAGGCTATGTTCTACACCCATTGGTACTACTAGATCAGAAGTTGCTTTTTGGTTAGCTTGACCTTTACCCATTTTGCGGAACTTGTAAGTATCGCCAACAACATTGTTGCGAACAGTTACCGCGCTTTTTAGTTTACCTACGCCTTGATAGGCGTGTTTTACCATGCTGTCAAACTCTGTGACAGCTACGCTTGATAGTGTATTACTCATTGTAATATCCTCGAAAAAAAGATTTAATTTATAAAGTTTTTCAAGGTTTTAGCTGAGTACCCAATAAATTTGGTCAGCATCCAACCTAAATTTATCGAGCCTAGAAAGGGTATTCGATGCCGTATTATAACACCGAACACCCATATTTGTAAACATCAACCGCCAAACGATGCAATCATCTGTTGTACTTTGCGCTCATGATTAGGATCAACGCTTCGTAAGAACTGACCAGTTTCGTTTTTCTTGAACATTTCTGCTTCTACATCTGCCCACGTTAAGCCTTGTGGATGCTCGCCACCCTCGATAGGTAGTTTAGCAGGAACAGTTGCCTTAACGATAGCTTCAATTAGCTGTACACTTTCAGCAGTTGTTACCAAGTCTTGCACTTGAGTATAGGTGTCTGCGTCTAAGTTGTTCTTTAAAAACCCTTCAACAGTCTTTAAGCGTTGCGTAGCATTATCACCTAGCTTCGCCATCTCTTGTTCAGCAGTGACTTCTTCAACAGCTTGCTCTTGTGCCGTTAAAAGCTCCCATGCACGACCATACGCCTCATCAGACATATTAGTGTCTTTAGCAAACTCAGTTAGTTCAGCAAGTAAAGCATCATCTTGATCTACACCTTCAGGAGCAGTGTAGCCATCCTTTGGTGCGCCTTTAAATCCACCAAACTTCTTTTCTAGTTCAGTGTATGCTTTTGCTTGCTCTGCTACGGACTGGTACTTATCTGCTTTGTACCATTCGGGCGTTTCACCTGTACCCTTAATACCTTCAGCTAGAAAATACTCGTTCTCACTTAACGTGGGTTCAGCATTGTCTAACAAGGTATCAGAAGTAGTTTCTTGTACTTCGGCTTGTTCGTCTGACATATTAACCTCTTACTTTAGCTTGTTGTATTAAATTGATCACATACTTAACTACTCCAGACTCACCATTATGATAAGCCGCTTCATAGTTTACGTTCTGTGATTCAAAGGGGGTATCGTTGCCATAGATAAAACGTGATGTTAAATCTTCTAGGACTTTCTTTCCTTCAGGCGTAGAGAAACAGCCATTGTATGCTCTAGCTAATTCAATGGCTTTAACTCGTTGTTCTTCTGCGTACTTAGACTTAGTTTCCGTAGAAGCCTTGTCTATTTTGTTCCAACTCAAAGCGTAGTCTGTCCTTGCATTGGGTTCTCGCCAGTAGCGTTACCTTGTTGATATGCTTCTGCGCCTGCTTGTATTACTTGTTGCTTTTCAGCTCTTGATCTTACTAAGCTCGCAGGAACACCTGCTTTTTCTGCAACCCATGTACCAAACTCTTCAGTCTTGAATCCAATCTTAGCTTCGTCTGGACCTGCATTTTGTAACACAAACTGTACAGCTTGTTGAACAGTAAGTATATCTTCAGCATCCTGTTGTCTTGCTAGTGGTGACATAAATTTAATATCAATGTCTCTCCCATCTAACTGTAAAGGCTGTATAAGCCCTCTACGAGTTAATATAGCAACAACACGCTTTATAATAGGGATTAATACTTCTGTTTGCAAGCGACCAAATGCAGAACCTATGCGTTTAGCAAGTTCTCTTGACTCAATAGCTACCTCTGTAGCCGACCTAACAGCCCCTGTTGGGTCGCGTAAATCGTTGAATAATGCCTTTTTAATGTTCATTTGTAAGTCATTAATAACAAACTGTGACAACTGTAAGTTAGCACCAGTGTCTAAGCGTCTTAACGATGGATTAGCGCTGTTGTTAGAACCAACTGGAATAACAACTCCCGGACTTATACTAATATTGTAGGGGTTTGTAACGCCATCATCAGTAGCTGTGTACATACCTGCTAGGTCAATAGCCGCTTTTTGCAGAGTAAACTCTTTAGCTTTGTTTAAAGACTTAACATCAGGCAGTGCTTGCAGGGCAGGACCGCGACCACGCACCTCGCCTGCTACTTTAGAGTAACGACCTGTTACCCAAGGAGACGTAGAGCCAAAGTCTTCCATCCAACTAATGCGATCTTCTTTACCAACCCACAAACAACCATAGTATGTTTTAGATTTAGGCAAATAAACAACGCCCTCATAGGCTTTTACGATAGTTTCAGGTTTATCTTTAATGATGTTAGCCATCGATGGAGATGCCTTGAACCCACGCCACTTACGTTCTAGCAAACCTGCTTTGACTTCAAATCTACGCCAGTGTGTTTCTACACTCCCTTGCGGACCTTCTTCAAATGCAATACCTTTCTGCGGAATAGCACTGAATACAATAGGCATATCTTCATCTTCATCTTCATCTATACGAAGAGTGCCTGTGCCAATCAAAAGGTCTAGGGCGTGTTCATAGAACTGTGTAGCAAAGTTAGAACGGTTGATGTAATCAAAGACTTCTTCTGCCTGCTCTTCAAGGTTTCGTCTAATATCTTCTTCTGATACGTCAAAGTTACCAGACTGTAATAGCTTTTTAACACGTAGTGATGGCTCAAAGGTAGCCCATCTTGACCAGATAGGAGCAATGTTTTCCTGTAGCTTACTAGCACCTTGTTGGATAGCTTCTAAAGCAGTAGAGTCAAAGATTTTATCCATCTTCTTTTGACCTGCCATAGTAGTTTCAAACAGGTTGCGGTTAGGTAGGAAGTATTCATACGCATCATCTAGCTGATCATGCCAGTGTGTAGAGCGTTTAAATGCGTTAGCTTCGCGTTTCTTTAGGTCTTGAAGTGACCCAAGCTCTGCGGGCAATTTCATTACAGCATTCCTTTTAGAGTCTGACGACCTAATCTTGTCATATGCAGCTTAACACGCTCTTCACTAGACATAGCATCACTATGCACTACATCTTCTTGTTTTGCGTAGGTTTCTTTCTTAAGCCCACCTAGTAATGACTTAGCACCTAATGATCCACGAGATTGTGCTTTTAACATACGCTCTGTTTTAGCACGTTCTCTAGTAAGACCCATTTGTGTACGTTTTTCTAAAGCTAACTCTTCAGGTGTTGGTGGTGGTGCTTTTGACGATCCGCCCATTATTCTTCCTCATGTATTTGTACAGTTGATATGGTGTCCAGATAAACGGATTGTTGATCCCTAATATCTGTTTCGTATGCCCTACACAAGTATTTAGCATAAATAAAAAGCGTTTACACTTTTTGGGCTTATAACTTAATAGAATATAGTTGTCCTCTATTATACCATTTTTTGCATCAATCGTGTACAAGTCATAATCATTCGTTGACTTACCGCAAACAATTAGCCTATTTACTGATGGTTTTACTACATAACAGTGACGAATATCTTTTTTTAAGAATGGACTCCACCAGTTTGATGAGTCATTTTTAAACACCACATATACATCAGAAGACACTGAAGTTGACCTTTGCTTGTGTGGGCTTAGTAAACTTACCAGTCCCACGTAGTGCTGACTTACCTTCACCCTCTCCTTGTAGTGCGTATTCTAAGGCTTCTACAGGGTGAGAGTATTCATTCTTATCAGGTTCATCAGTGTAGTGTTCACCAGACTTTTGTACCCTACGGTAGCAGAACCCACCTTGTAAGCCCTTACGAATCATAGAGGCTTTGGGTAAGACAGTGAATCTAGGCTTGCCGTCCATGCACATTTCTTTCATAGGCACTTCTAAGGCGGCTCTACGTTTTAATGGGTCATTCGAGGCAGTAGGTTGACAAGGAATACCTGCGGCTCGCATTATCTGAAATGGCGTTTCACTGTTTGATTGGTTTTTATTGTTGCCAGAAGGATCACCCCACCCTTTGAACTCGTGGTCAGGGTACTGATCTTCAATGTATCTTTTAAGTGTAGGTGCAAAATCAACAGCACCAGAGTCGGTAAGAACCATTTCATCGAAACATATCCATCTTCCTATGGAAGTTCGCTGTAAAAACGCACACGCAGGTGTACGACCAAAGTCAAATCCTAAGACGATAGGGTAGTCAAGGGATGGTTTAAACTCATCCATGTGTTGGCAATGGACGCTATCAGTGTACATAGGATGCACAGGCTTACCGTTCGATACAAATCCGTATTCATTAGCTAAATTTACCTTTATCCAGTCGTTTGTTTTACCATTTAGACCACGCTTGTAGTAGCCTTCTGGTAGGTTTTTTAAGTTTTCGGCTTCAGGGTTTACTATCCATTCTTCGCCTTCTTTTAAAACTCCACCTGCCTGCCTAAAAAATGACCAATCTTCAGGGCGTTCGATCTCAGCAAGTTTAAAATACCAATGGTCTTCATCAGGGGCGTTAGAGTCTCCAAGCATTCCATGATGCGTAGGGCGCACACCTTCTTTAGGAGAGGGGTAGCGACCATGACGTAGGTCTAACATATCTAAAACGGCTTTAGAATGCTCTTTAGTCTCGTTTAACCACACCCAAGTAGTCTGGATACCCCTTGCTTTCTTAACGTGTTCGGGTCTGTCAAAGGCGATAAACACGACATCACATTCAACCTCTGTACCATCTTCTAGGTTAAAGCGCATAAAGTGTGTAGGGGGTTCTTTATTGCCTTGTTTGAAGTCACCTAGCTCCCCATGTATCTCTAACCAGTCTTTAATAGTAGTAGAAAACAGTTCAGAATAAGTGTTACGAGCGGCAATGACTCGTGATAGTCGTTTATTGTAGTTCTTGTGTTCAGGGTCAGATACAGGCTCTTGTTCACAGATAAGGTCTAACAGTTTAAGAATACATTGAACAGTCTTACCTGAACCCAACGGACCCATGATAAAGGAGTTTCGTGCGCGACAGTCAGAGAAATCTTGGAGAACTTGTCCCTGTGGGCATAAGTCGTATTGTATTTGGCTCATTTTTTCTTACCAAATATCTTTTCCCAGTTGTCTTCATATTTCTTACGTGTTTCAGCAGTAGATGTTCTAGGCTTACTACCCTTACCACCATTTGCTTCAGGGAAGTGCCTATCTCTCGTTTCTTTACTTAACTTATGTAAGTGACTCATCTAACTCATCCTCAAAGTTTGTAGACATCTTATCATACACTATGTCTAATATTTCTCTCATCAACATTTCATCCTTGTCGACTAAGGCATTACCAAAACTCTGAATCAACTCTAACTCAGTGTCGCTAACGTATTCATCACTTTCAATCATAATCATCGTAACCGTCCAAAGTATCTCTCATTATAATATGTTTACAAAGGTCAATATAGAATAGCGTTTTTTCGTCGATTAGAGAGCTTGCAACCTCAACCTGACCCTCTTCTATAGTAATCATAATTAAATCGCCTGTAAAGCCCTCTAAGGGCGTTTTAGAGTCTTTCATGTCAGGTCTGATAGGGGTGACTTTCATATAGCTCCAATTTTTTTTTGAGCGACACATATATATACTACACACGCGCGCCTTCGGGAGGGGGGGTGCTACTTCTCACCCTCTGTATTATCGTCATGCAAACCATCAAACCGTTTACGTTGGAGCGAGACTGTTACCCCTGCGTCACCTGATAGTTCAACGGCTTTTAATGTTGGCTGTATATACTTGCTCACCCTGTCGAATGCATCAACGCTTGCTTTATAGTCTGCAATGTCGCCTGTTGATTCGGCTATCTCTTGAATCTTAATAGCTGACTCAATGGCATTGATAACAGGGTTGAACTCTCCCTTATATTTGTTCTGCAAGTATTCATCTAGTACGCGCCTATATGGTTTATTTGTACTACCCTTTGGTCTGCCTCTTTGTGCCATTAGTTTAATCCTTATGTATTTGATTTGATTAATGTAAATATTGATCATATTTTAACCAATTATATCATATATTCCCCTCTTATCGTATTTATATCCCCTTTCGTCTCATTAGTATTGCAGGATAATTTTGCCTGTTTACAATGCGAAACCATAACCAACACACACAAACGGAGTGACAACATGATAAACATACAAACCATAGTAGATAATGCAATTGATTCAAATACAGAAGCCTACATTGAG